TTCACTCTTTAGTTCACTCTATTCACTCTTTAGTTCACTCTATTCACTCTTTAGTTCACTCTATTCACTCTTTAGTTCACTCTATTCACTCTTTAGTTCACTCTATTCACTCTTAGATTCACTGTTTTGCTCACTATTTTTTATCATGGGATTTTAATAAAGATATGAAGCACAACCGTTGTTGTACTTTCTGGTACTGAGTAAAAGAGTAGAATGATTGTTACTAGATGTTTTGGAAGTATTTTTTTTTGTAATCAGAAACGCGATTTTCACAATGAAGCAATAAAGTCTATTGCTGATTGCATCGAGTTAATGATGCAAGCTTGTCCTTTCCACGAATAAAAGAACGATTGCTCACAATCTGTTAGCTTTTGTTGTGATGGCGATTTTTCACCGTCTTTTACTTCAATTAAATAATTGTTTCCATTAAGACCAATAAGTAAATCTGGACATCCTTTACCTACATTGGAAAGAATCTGAACTGAAGCACCAAGCTTCCTTAAAATTTTAACAATGTCATTTTGATTAGAATCAATTCTTTTAGGAAACGCCATATAGGTACCAAGGTTCAATTATTTTTTACTACCCTACTACTTACCTAAAAAATTGTCGATCTCTTTACGTACCCATATAGAATTTTGTTTTTGGTGTACTTCCACACCTAATTTAGATTGCTGATCAATCCACCATTGCATTATTGGTGAAACAGTTGGACAAATATGTTTCTTACTGCTCAAAACTTTATGAGACCAGTCCGGCTGGTGATGAGCAGAGGGCTTTGTATATCCAATATCTTCTCTTAAGTCATTCTTGTACATAATCAAACCCTCATCCCGATGGAGTGTTTGATTTTTGTCATATATTGTTCACGAATATCGAGAGAAGCAGAATCTATTGAGTATTTTCTATGAGAATTAGATTGCGTATCGACATTAGCTAAGGGTGCCTTGGGTTTGGGTTTATCTGCCCACGAATGTTTTTTGGCGTTGTCGTAGGTTTTTTTTGGAGGGTTTTTTTCTTTCGAATCGCAAAAGCTTTTTTTATTTTTATTTAATTTATTATTATTTTCTTTATAGCTGCTGTTTACCAGTGCCTGGTTACCAGTGCCTGGTTTTCCGTCACTGGTTGATACATCGTTGTTTTCAATAGGAATTTCAAATTCTGACCCATCTTTAACACGAAAATCATTATGTCCAAGCGTTCCATTCGGACAACGCATTCTTTTGATCACAATTAAACCATGATTTTGTAGGATTTTTAAAAGTTTATTAAGTTTGTCTCGCCCAATATTAGATCGCTTCCTAAGTTGATCTTTGTATAATTCCCAACCAGGAGGGAGGCTAATGAGATAACTATAAAGACCTAACGCTTCGTAGTTTTTAAGACCTTGCAAAACTTTATTTGGGATATTAGTAAAACTGGAAGTATCTTTGCTGACAATAAATTTTTCTATAGACATAAAATTTCTCCTACAACTGCGATTCAAGTATTGACACCTTGCACCATTTCTATAAAATCGCAGTTGAATTGGTTAGTATTCGTGGCCCTAGGAACGTCTAATTTCTGGGGCAACATGGAAATAACGCTAAAGTAATTCTACAGTAGCCATCGAAACTATAATCTTCTTATCTTTACTCTTCAATAAAATATTTTGAATCAAAGTTATCCACAATTTCTGTTAATAACTACGTTTTAAACACTTCATAAATCCTTTTATATTATAGGGTTAACCCTAATGATCAAAGATTGATTAACACTAAGTCTTTTGGTATATATAGAATTCCTTTAACTATCAGGACGATTACCATGAAGAAAGATAAAAAGCCCATGAAAAAAGATGGAAAAGACAAGAAAAAGTGTTAATGATAAAGCCGGTTAATCGCCGGCTCTTTCAAAAGTATTTAATTATTTATTCATAATAATAGGTTTGAAAGTTTCTTTTTCTAGCTTATTTATTCTCGCTTCAACATCTAACAAAACATCAGGCATAATTTCCTTTATATAGTTTTCTAATTTACGAACACGGTCTTCAAGAACCACTATTCTATATAGAAGCTCCTTTGGGTCATGTGGAGGAATTATTTTTTCTTTATAATATGCCGAAGTAGTATTAAAAGTAGGCAGACAGATACAGCACTTTCCAAAAGTGACTTTGCAGCATTTTTTACACGCATATAGTTTTTCTTCGATCATTATTGTATACCTCTATTATTGATATCTATACTGGGATGAACATAATACGCATATGCATAATAAGGAACAATATACTTTGTCGATGACAAAAATACAATGCTTGCATATGTTTTTTTTACATGTATAATTACCAACAAATAAGGAATCAATAAATGACAGAAAAATCAATAAAAACGCTTAATGCTCTAATAGAAAAACATGAATCGATGAGAGCATTTTCTAGATTAATAGGAGAAGATTCGGCAGACGTATCAAGATGGAAAGGCGGACATAAAGAAATAACAGTGAGAGCTGTCATAAGTATTTGCAGAATTTTTGGTTCAAAACCAAGTGACTTAAACCCAATTTTCCCAACTGATATTGAGTTTGTATTTAAAAAGAGTAAATAAGATTTAAAGGCGTACTAACAAAGGTTACAGCCTTTGTTAGCACTATCATAATCAACAGGAGTATCACTATGATTGAGCGAAATGTAACCCAAAATCTTGCTGGATTGCAAGAGGTTTATAGAAATCAGGAGGTTTCGAGCATGAATGCAGCAATTAAAATTGAAGCGGGTGTATACGATATACATATAGATGAGTATCATAGCGGCCCAGGGATTTCGAGGAGCGGCATAATGGAGTTTAGAAAATCACCGCGACACTATTGGCACAAATATATAAATCCTGATTATTCCCGTAAAGCTACATCTGATGCTCAAACATTCGGATCTGCATTTCACTGTTATGTACTTGAGCCTGAAAAATTTAAAAAAGAATATTTTATAGCTGAAAATAATCCCTTCCACGGAAATTCAAAAGAAGGCAGAGCGCATAAAGCTCAAATGCAGCTTATGTCAGCAGGTAAAATAGTTTTAGACAAAGAAGATCTCGATTTAATCATTAAAATGAATGAATCACTTAAAAGTGATTATCAAGCAATTGAGTTAATAAAAGGCGCTCAGTATGAGAAATCAATCTTTTGGATAGATCCCGACACAGAATTGCTATGCAAAGTAAGACCAGACATCATGCACGACGATTTCATCGTAGATCTTAAAACAACGAGTGATGCAAGCTATAGAGAGTTTCAAAGATCATTTTACAACTATGGATATCATTTACAATTGGCAATGATGCACGAAGCATTAAAGCACACGCAAAATAAAATAATGTATAACTTTATCGATTTGGCTATAGAAAAGACGGAACCTTTTTGTCACGGAATCTACTCTGTAGATGAAGAGGCAATAAACCAAGGCGTTAGTGAATTTAAGTATTATTTAAGCGAAATTAAAAAATGCGTTGACACTAACATTTGGCCATCTTATAAGACGCAAACTTTATCTCTACCTGGATACGCAAAATTTGAAGGAGTACAACAATAATGAGCACAGAACTATTAGTAAAAGATACAGGAATTATTGCGCGAGCTGAACTTGATACACAAATAAGTACTGCAAAGGCTTACCCAAGAAGCGCTCATAAAGCGATAGAGTACGCTACAGAACTTGCGACAATGGATGAGGCAACCGCTCAAAGTTGTTTTTATTGTTTGCCTAGAAAAGAAAAAGACGGTACTAAAAAGGAGATACGAGGTGCGTCAATTAGACTTGCTGAAATTATTGCTAACGCCTGGGGGAACATTCACGCAGCGACTCGAATTATTGAAAATGATGGTAGACATATCACTGCTGAAGGCGTGGCTTGGGATCTCGAAACCAATGTTAAAATGGCGATGCAAAATAAAGTCTCAATCAGATTTGGCGAAAAAGACGGGAAAGGTGGGTATACGGCTAATTCTGATATGCAAACTGTACTTAGTAATGCTGCGTCTGCTAAGGCTCTTCGTAACGCTATATTCAAAGTTGTACCGAAAGCCTTGGTTGACAGAGTCCTTGAAAGAGCAATGAATTTTGCTGTTGGGGATCAAAAAACTGTTAATGCTAAAGTTTCGGACGTTTTTGATAAATTGACAAAAATGGGAATAGATAAACAAAAGATTCTTGACTATTACGGCCGTGAGTCTATGTCAAAAATTACTGTTGAGGATTTCAAATCTTTGATTGGCGTCGGTACTGCTATTAAAGAAGGCCATATTAAAATCGAAGAAGTTTTTTCAGCAGAAAAAGAATTAAGTATTTTATCAGCTGCTGAAAAAGTAAATAATTTATTAAGCTCGAAAAATGTAGTTAACTTAAAAACAGGTGAAATATCTCATTCTGATAATCAATCTGATTCGATCAGCGAGTATGAAAAAATAAAGAAACAATTAAAAACTGCTAAATCTAGAGACACATTAGATATAGCAGCGGACTTAATTAATTCTTGTGATACTCAGGAGCAGAGAGACGAGCTTTTAGATCTCTATAATTCTAGAAAGGATCAAGTTAAATGATTTTAATTGGATCAGCACTATTTTTTATAGCAGCAATGATTGCAATGAAATATTTTCATGATACAGGTGATATGTCATTTGATGTTGCAAATACAGGTTTTTTTGTAATAGGGTCATCCTTATTATTTATAGGTTTCGGAGAAATGGTGTTTATATTTTTTAAGGTGATCCATGAAGTCTGGCAACTTTTTTAATAATGAGCAGAAGAAAGTTAAAGCTAAAATAATGAATGAATTGTTTGATTGTGTTATGTCAAACTTACAAGAAAATTCAGATCTATTTCAAAAGCCACAACATATCATGGATTTAGTAGGATCAATATTGCTTATGTTTAGTAGAGATCTTCTTATACATACAATATGTTCATTACGGATAGAACATGATTATGAAAAAGTATTAACTCTTTTATGTGACGAAATAAAAAAACAGGTTATAGAAAAAATGCGAGGCACATTAAATTAAAGTTTATGACAATAGCGATCCAGCACGCGGCTAGGAGGGGTAAATTATGCCCCTGTGTACGATTAGTAACGATCTAATCTATTGTCACCATTTACGATAGTAACGTCCTAACACGCGGTTAGGTGAGGGTTAATAAGTGTTACCCTCTTATTTACGATTAGTGAAAATTTAATTTACTATCACCTATTTTATGGCATATAGCTCAGCGGTAGAGCCCTTGACTGTTAATCAAGTTGTCGCTGGTTCGATCCCAGCTATGCCAGAAGTTTATGATAGTAGCGGCGTGGACAGTGACACGCATATAAGAGTATTAAGGGTCTGATAGGCACTTCACCGTATAGGATTACTCATAGCTCAGAGCCTTCGAGAGCTAGCAGGTGCAATTCCTGCCTACTATCAACCAGTGTGGCTGGTTCAACTCCAGCAAGCAATATTGCGGTGGATAGGTTCGAATCCTATCAAGGCGAGTGGGCCGCGGGGTCAGCCGAAAGATTTTGTGGATAGCCGTGATATTGCATCTTTTTATGGAACATATAGTAACGTTTTAGACGGTAGGAATTCGAAATCATGCTGTAGTCTAAAAGAGAAACGAGCTCCCTGTGTTCCGCCATTTTATAGAGAAGTCTTATAATGAAAATTTATATAATTTTTTCAGGCAGTTCTTATCCATATGCTAATGGGGATATCATAGGAGTTTTTTCAAATAAAGAAGATGCTGATGATATGATCAACTCCTGCAAAGGTGATGAATCTTTCTTAGAAGAACACGAAGTAATCGTAGGTAATAAAAATTAAGGTTTATATAATTAACATTATCGAAAATGATGAAGATCATCTTTGCTTAGGAGTTTTCTTAAAAAATGAACGAAGATGAAATTATACATCACGCTGCGATAGCAGCAGGAAAAATTGAGGAAATACTTTTGAAGTATTTTAATAAAATGAATAATGAGGACGCTTTAGTATTCGGGGTAATGACTTTATCTTTGGTGGTATCGAATTTTATCGACGCCATCATTGATGATAATTATCAAGACAGAAAATATTCTTTGACTGAGGATATAATCCATAGAGTAAAAACTCATTTAAAAAATAACGATATTATAAAAGAATCAGAAAAACAAAAACATTAAAGGATAAAACAAATGTGGTACATATTAGATAAAAGCAAAAACCCCATTCATGTTGAGAAACTGGAGGGTGCCAAATGGTCGGAGGATTGCCCAAAGGATAAAATTGTTAAACAGACTTCTATTAAAAATTACTGGGTATCGACCGTCTTTCTTGGATTAGATCATAGTAACTATGGCGGACCTCCAATTGTATTCGAAACAAGGATTACTAAAGACAGAGAATGGCTTGCTTATCAAGATAGATACTGCACATGGAAAGCAGCATCGCAAGGTCATAGAGATGCGATGAGAAAGGTTATTAAACTAATTAGAGAGAATAAACAATGAACCCAAGAATATACGCAATACAAGCTGCAAAGGTACATACTAATGATGTTGACCCGCTGGAAGCTAAAGTTCACGGAAGATTATTTACTCCAGCAGTAAGAGCTCCAACACAAATCAGCAGATCATTTGCTGTAATAGAAGAATTAGCAAAAGATCTAGAAGAAAAAGAAACGAACCCTAAATGCTGCGTAGTGATGTGATACGCAGTAGAAATAATTGGAGCGATAACTTATATGGATAATATAAAATAAGGTTAAAAATTACATGAAGAAATTTAAACATTCTGAGGCTTCAACGAAACAAGAAAAGCTTATAGTTGAGTTTTCGAATCATTTATCAGATACAATGATCGCTTTTATTAATTTAAATAAATCCAATCATAATCATAATGACTTATTTATTGTCTTACGAGATGGTGTTTTAGGATTTACTGGCCATACATTAAAATTTCTAGCTACTATTCTGCAAGATGAAAATCAAATTCCAGAGTTTGTAGAAGAAGCTAATAATTTGTTTGAAAAATATATGAAAGAAATTTTATCTGACCTACAAAAATAATGATAAACTCACATAGTTTTTAACAACTAAGGAAACGACAATGAAAAAATTATTAAGTTTGATATTTGATGCAAAAACAAAACCTGCTGCTTGCGCCGGTTAATGTAAATTTCCGCCATGTTAAAGTGGCGGATTAAAAGGGAAATAATAAATGTCAAGAATAGATGTTCAAACTCTAGTAGCTGTTTTTGAAAAAAGAATAGAAGCTCTTGAAAAAAATCCACCTGATAAAGTACCAATGGCAGTTGTAATAAAAATGCTTTCTGAATCTATAGATCAAATTATAAAAGAACATTTCGTTCATCTTGTCAGAAAGGATATTGATAAATTAATTAAAAAAGAATTTTTAGAAATGAAAAGAGAGTTCGTATCTAAAACGGTGGAAAATATATTAACTGATGATGATTTTAGAGAAGTATTAGAAAAGAAAATTAAGAATTCAGTGTTGGAAAATATAAAATGATCTCATCAGCACTTTATTGGATAGCTGCCGGTATCTTTTTTCATTTAGCAACCAATAATAAAAATTATTGGTGGGGATTGACCGGTATTTCAATGGTTGTATTAGCAATAATAGAGGCTGTGAAGACAATATGGATATGATGGCAGCGATTGAGGATTTCGATGAAAGAATTAATGACCTTGAAAATATTTGTTCCGAGAAAAGACTTATACAACTTGAAAAGAATTTACTAACATTAAAAAAAGATTTTGAATCCAAAATGGAAATTGATTATAAAAAATGGACTCAATATTTCAGTGAAGTCTATCCTCAAAAAAATCCACATAAGTGTCCTGTTTGTGATGGATATGGAAATATTTTGAGTGCAGCCGCAAAGATTGCTTTTGATGAAATGTTGAGAGCAAATTTACCTACATCAAAAGTATGTAATCCCTGCGAAGGAAAAGGTATTGTTTGGGGGTAGTATGGAAAACTTAATAAATAAATTACAAATAAAAATAAACAATTTAATCGATGATGTATCTTTACAAGAGAATAAAAACGGACAGAAAGAACAAGTTATATCTATAGTAGCAAAATATTTTAATTCTTTCAGAAAAAAAATAATACCTGAATATTATAAAGAAATAGTAATCAAAAAAAATTATCAGGTAGATTATAAATGGTTTCCTAAAGATGGCTCTCATTCTTCAGGAATATTAGGATCAGACTTAGTGCAATGTTGTGACATAATGGAAGCTAAAGTGATTATTGAGAAAAGACCTGGTAGAGAATGGAATAATTGCAAGAAAGTGAAAATTACACTAATCAAAGAATGTACGAATGAATATAATCCCATAATAGAGTAAGAATGATTTATTTTTTTACATAATTTTTTTATATTACGTGTCTACCATATGGGTGATTGTTACTTAATTAGCCTTTTTCAAGTTTTTAATGATTTTCAGCACATTTTAGCTTATCATTCCCGTCTATCAATCTAATGATTCAAAAATAATACTAATAAGTTTACGGACAAAAAAGGGGTGTTTATGAAGCTAGGTTACGCAAGAATTTCAAAAGATGATCAAAGTTTAAACTTACAGATTGACGCACTAAAAGCTGCTGGTTGCGAGCAGATATTTAAAGACACAGTTAGCGGAATGAAAGAAGAAAGACCTGGACTAACCGAAGTCTTTAAATATTTAAGAGAAGGCGATGTTCTGGTTGTTTGGAGATTAGACAGGCTAGGACGATCCATTACTCATCTTATAGAAATAGTTCAGAAGATCGAAAAACGAAAGGCTTCTTTTTTATCACTTCAAGAAAACATTGATACGACAACGAATATGGGAATGTTAATGTTTCATTTCATAGGTGCTCTTGCACAGTTTGAAAGAAACTTGATAGTTGAAAGATCGGCGGCTGGATTAGCTTCAGCTCGCGCAAGAGGAAAATTTGGAGGAAGACGCTATATGCTTAATACAAGTCAAGTTAGGCGTCTAAAAGAGATATATGATGATAAGAAGGTTTCAATAAAAGAATTATGCAACATGTTTGATATATCAAAAGCAAGCATATATAAATATTTATCTCTAGAAAAGAAAGGAATTCATGGAGAAATTGGGAACTCTAATACTGCTATGATAAAAGCGAGTACTTTGCATGTTGAATGATATTTTTTTGTGCTTTTCATTAGCTTTATTTTATATCTGTGTATTCTCATTGGTACTAGCGTTTTGTATAAGGAAATAGAATGCCAAAAGTAATAATAGCAAGATGGTTTTCGGTCCATGATTTTTTACCAAAAGATAGTGATTTCAAAATTACTAGGTGCATAAATGGCGATGAAGAACACGATTTTTATTTTATGGCCTATTATTGGGAGGAAGAGAAAAAATGGGAATTTTTTGATGAAGAATATGAAGACTCAATGCAAGTAACTCACTGGTTAAATACTCCAAAAATAAAATTCGATATTAAATATACTATGGAAGAAGAATGAATATTTGGTTTACTTCAGATCATCACTTCGGGCATAAGAATATCCTGGAGTATGAAAAATATACTCGTCCATTCGTAGATTTGGACGAAATGGAAGAGGCTTTAATCGATAAGTGGAACTGTGTCGTTAAATCAAATGATATAGTTTGGCACCTGGGTGATTTCGCATTTGGAGCAAAAAATATAGCAGTCGCTGATCGTCTTAATGGGCGTAAGAAGTTAATACTAGGAAATCATGATATTTACCCAATTGCTGAATATGCAAAGTATTTTGAAAAGATATATGGGGCATTTGTATATAAAAATTGTATTTTAAGTCATATTCCAGTGCATTCAGATATATTGTCTGATCGCTGGTCTTTGAATATCCACGGTCACTTACATAGTAAAAGTATTTCATTAGAAGACGATATTTACAACCATTGGAAAGATCCTCAAAATGCACCAACTGGATTAGTTGAAAAGAAGAAAGATGAAAATTATTTCAACGTTTCAGTAGAACAAAATAAATTAGAGCCATTCAATTTTGATGTAATTCAGGACAGAATTAATCAACTAAAATAGGCTTAATAATTTGCTATTGATAGTATAATAAATAAGCGTAGACTATTACACTTATTAAATGGATTTTTAATTTCTCAAGGAGAGAGATCATGGGCATCACTGCGATTGCGCGCGACTGGGGTAATGATTCACCAGCATTAGTTCGTATCTTAACAACCGACACAGTAGCAACAGCTAGCGCCACAAATTACATCTTAGCTCAGCAAGCTAACATTGAATTAGTTAACAATGGACTATTTACATGGCTTCCAACTGACGGTGTTTTTATAGCTTGTTCTGATGGTTCATTCTTTGCAACAATTAGTCCTGACTTCAATTCTCTAATAGCGATTGTATTCACAACTACTGTTATAGGTTTGCCAGTTACAGTTGGATCTATCCCTGTATTTGCTTCCACTTCAGGTAATTTAGAGCAAAGCGTTTATAGTATTGCAAATAACTTACTAATTCAGCCATCTGCTGCTGGTATTACAGCACATCCAGGTGGTGGGCAAGCATCGGCAACTCCACTGACAGCAGCAATTAATAGCGTTAAATTTATTGCGACAGCTGGTGATAGCGTTAAATTGCCTCCTGCCGTTCCTGGACTTGCAATAATGGTCATTAACATTAATGACACAACTGCAATGCAGGTATTCGGTACGGGTTCTGACGAAATTAACTTAGTTGCAAGTTCTACTGGAATTTCTCAACAACCCGACACCACTATTGTTTATACATCTGTGGTAGCTGGTTTCTGGACAACATCTATTGTTTCAACAAACTTCCCAACACCAACACTTTTACCGACAGCTACAGGAATTGTTGCTCATGCTGGAGGGGGTCAAAGTTCAGCTACTCCATTGCCTGCATATATCAATACCGTTCCAACGATAGCAACAAATGGCGACAGTGTTCTTCTTCCTCCTTCTCAAGTTGGATTGCAAGTAAAAGTAATCAATACTAATGATGCCCATTACATGGAAGTTTTCCCAAATGGAACAGATACTATCAATCTTGGGGCAGCATCTGCTGGTATTCCTCAATTGCCTGATACTACCATTGTATATACATGCACGACTCTTGGTAATTGGATTACATCCATAATCTCAATTAATTTCCCAGTGCCTACATTATTCCCTAGTGCAACTGGTATCGTTGCTCTAGCAGGTGGTGGACAGGCCGGTGCTACACCATTAGTTTCTTACATTAATACTGTTCCAACTGTTGCTACTAACGGTGATAGCGTATTACTTCCTCCTTCTGTTGTAGGGTTGCAAGTTAAAGTTATTAACACGAATGCTACTAACTACATGGAAGTTTTCCCAAATGGAACTGATACTATAAACTTAGGTGCTGCGTCAGCAGGGGTTCCACAATTACCTGAGACAACAATTATTTATACCTGTACAACTCTTGGTAACTGGATCACCTCTATAATTTCTAGTAATTATCCTGTTCCTTCACTTTTCCCATTTGCTACAGGAATAGTTCCACACGCTGGAGGAGGTCAAACATCGGCAACTCTGTTAACGGCGTTGTTTAACTCTTTCAATACGGTAACAACGAATGGTGATAGCATTAAATTGCCTGCTGCTGTTCCATTTTTACAGGTGACAGCACAGAATCTTAATAATTTTCGTGCTGCCCAAGTATTTGGAAGCGGAACTGATACCATTAACCTTATCGCTACTGGTACTGGTGTGTCTCTATTACCTAATACTTCAATAGTGTTCACCTGTACTATTGCTGGAAATTGGAATACGACTATCGTTTCTGGTAATTATCCAAGTAACCAAATAGCTACTTATATTTCAAGCGTTCCTTTGACGGCAACTCAATTTAATGGGATGTATGCAGCTCCTGTATTACTCGTACCAGCTCCTGGCGTTGGATTCATGATAGCCGCTGATAAAATGGAACTTGTAATGACATACGGAACAACTCCTTTTGCAGCGGGTGGTATCGTAGCAGGTCAATATGGAGCAACCGTACACGGTGCTGGAAGTGCAGCTACAAACACAGAAGCAGCAGCAGATTTCTTTGCAGCAGCAAGCACAGTATTTCAATTCACGGGTGTGTCTGGAAATACTGTTGGCGCAATTCCACTAGCTAATGCTACTAATGCAGCTCTTTATCTATCTAATGCAACAGGTGCATTTACAACGGGTGATTCAACATTTGTTGTTAAGACGTATTACAAGATAATTAACTTAGCAGGCAGTTTCTAACCTAATTTTAAAGGAGTAATTTTATGGCTGAATATGAAGATGGCGAAAGAGGTGCAGTTGAGAATGAATCTTATTGCATGCCTTCCATGGAAAAGCGTAATACTGAATCTATGAATATGGCAATGGGATACCATAATGGGTCTGATTTAGCTAATGCTAAACCTTTCCCAGTAGCAATGGTGGGCGCCAAACGTAATGAACAAAATGGCCCCAAGATGCCTGGCGAAAACAAATATAATTACAACGCGGATCGTAAGTAATTATATATTTAATCAAACGAACCTCTGTGAATAGCAGAGGTTTTCTTTAGTTGGAAAAAAATTATGCTATTAGAAAATGGTGTAAATCCTGTCGTTAACAAAAATCTTCAGAATGGTTTAGACAATGTTAAAAATGACAATGTAGAAGTCTATGAAAAGAGTGGCGATGAACCGCGTAGTAAAGGAAAGGTGGGATCATTTGGTCATAAACTCGCTGAAAGCATGAACCGAGGAAGATATAAGGAGCATAGATAGTCATGGCTAAATTGTTAACTTCCGCTAGAAATAAATTACCTAAAACTGAATTTGGTATGCCTGGTGAAAGAAAATATCCTATGCCAGACAAAGCACATGCTGCTAATGCGAAGGCTCGGGCTACCCAAATGGAAAATAAAGGAAAATTATCAGAATCGTCAAAGGAAATGATTGACTCAAAAGCAAATAAGGTATTGGGTCGCCATAAAGAGCAAAGATAATAACCTATATAAGTGAATAAATTAAAATGAATGTTAAAAAAGATGTAATTTCAAATTTAAGCACGGCTTTTAATCATATTGAAGATGTTTACAACAAATTTAAGTTTCTATTGAAAAATGAATCTAGTTTAAATGAAGTGGATCGTAATAAATTATATGAATATGGGTTAGATCAGATAAAAATAGATTTAGTAAGGCTAGTAAATATAAAGAAAGGATTATTGGCAATAATAAAGAAACCAATAATAGAGGAAATTCAATAATTTTCTGAATAAATGGAATCGTTAATTAACTTATGGAAAAGGGGATAATAATGACTGATGAGAATGTGCAGGAAGTTAAAATTGAAGAATCAATTCAAGAAACAACTAATAACCAAGTTCATACTCCAACAGCAGAGCAAATTGAAGCAATGAGAAATCATTTATACAATGGAATATTAGGAGAATATAAACGATTCCTAAATATTTTAGTTAACAGCCCTATTTCCAAAGAATCAATGAATGATGGTTTCAGATTCTTAGATACCGGGATGCTTTGGATTAAAGAAGCAATTTACCATGGGCCAATCGTTAATAAAATTCCTGCATCTTCTCCTAATGAAGAAGTAGCAGTATAATTTAATGTTAAAAATAAGATGTAACAATCTAGAAAATAGAGATTAAGTATGAAGTCGGTGGTTTAAGAGTGGGTACTTCCTTGATCCCAAGGCCATCTTGTTGCAACCTTATTCCTTATGGAAAGATATATGAATAGAATAGTTATATTAATAATAAGTTTAATTTCAAACATTTGTTTTGCTAATAACATAGAGGTAACATGTTGGAGCGAGAATAAAGTTGTTTTTCATGAATTCGTAGAAGATGCGTTTTACAATGATGCTATTGTTGGAGTTATTTATAAAAAAGAAACTTACTTTTTATTTATGGATTGTATTGTAAAAGCGCCAAATAAAGATATTCTAAAACCGATCTAATCTCTTAGATCGGTTCATATCGACTTAACAAGAACATAACTTTATACGGAAATTAAATTTTAACACTCATACAGTTAAAATACTGTAGTCTATATCTCTTATTTAATAAGAACTACAGATAAAGCCGTGTCAGCTAAAGTAGCTACTGCTGTCAATAATGCATCTTTGAATTTATCACCTGATTCAAATGTATTTGCATTAACTGTAACTTCCTGAGTCTTTCCATTATAAGTCAAAAATATTTTTACAAACTTTTCTGCATTTTCCGCTATGTGAAATATCGAACCTAATTGAAATAACATTTCTTACCTCCTTTATGAAGCTGCTTCAAAAATTTCATAACATACAACTCCTGCATCTAGTGCAACAGAAGAATTGATAACAAAAGATGTTCCAGGAACAATAGAGGACAAAGGCGCTCTTAATGCCCCTACGACTCCGTTATCTTGGCTCACTAAGAATATTCTAGAAGTTGATGTAACACTCGCATTACTTACAGTTACTGTTCCAGCTGTAAGTGTAGCAACTCCTTGCTTGCAATTGGCGCCCTCAGCAACGGCTAATCCAGAACCTGCTGTTTCTATATTAAGAGAACCGCCGTATAAAGCATAGCCGCCTGTAAATCCTGCTACGAATTGCCCCGTTAAGGTATCTTGAGGATTTAATACGCTGTCATTTATTACCCATGAACCGTTGTTATTTGCTGTTGTACTCATACCAAATGAAAAAGAATAATCACCCATAGCATTCGTTGTTGTGCTGGCACTTCCACCCAATGCGAAGCTTCCTAATCCAAAACAATTTGCAGATGCACCGAATGAAAAACAATTGTCATTTTGTACACCTGATCCAGTTTCTGTATTTTGTCCACTTGAAAATACAAAGCTTCCATTTCCATTTCCACCGCCAATTAAACCAAAAGAAAAATTGTAACTACCATTTATTTGTGTTGCATTACCAAATGAAAAATTATAGTCTCCTAGGGAATTTCCTAGTTGATTTCCAAAAATGAAATTATAATTTCCTGTAGACCCCGTAACTGAAGTTCCAAATGAGAAATTATTATTTCCCATTCCTGATGAAGTTCCAGTGTCACCATATGATAAAGAAAAATTTCCAGGCGCTGTTGCTGTGCCATCGCCACCGACAGCTGAATCCGTTCCTTCACCAAAAGTAAAAGGACTAGAGCCACCACCTGATGCATCAATCGTAATTGTGCCATTTCCAGGAGTTATTGTTATATTCGTCCCAGCAGTAAGACTTGCCACTACAGGATTTGAACCTGTTGATCCTATTAAAAGTTGTCCATTAGTTAAAGGGCCTAAAAAAGTAAACGCGCTAGATCCTCCTGCAACCGGAATAGTATGAGCTGTCGGAGATTCAACGCCAGTTCCACCATTTGTTGCCGTAACTGGAACCTCTAAAGATATAGTACCGGTAGATGTGATTGGCCCACCTGTTAATCCAGTTCCAGTTAAAATTGAAGTTACCGTGCCGGGGTTTCCACCCGTACCAATAGGTGCTACTGTTAAACTGGTAAAAGTAGAATTGAGATTAAAGAAATTGAATCCATTGGATGCCATCACTAATACAAAATCACTCGGCAAAAAATTAAATGGTCCTTTATTAAATGATTCAATGTTTGGTGACTGAGACGCTAGATACCCCGAAACTGAAACATCAGCTAGTGTATCCGTAGTTTTTATTCTTACAATTGCGACATTATCGCCCCAATCCCTTTGAATCGATGTAATACCCATATTTAATTCCTTTTAAATTATAAAAAAATCCATTATTGTTAACGAACACGTCTTGCATATAACTGGCCACATGCGGTCGGTGCTGTTGAAGTAAATGCAGGATTAACTGATAAATAAACTGTTTGACTTCCTGTTACATTAATACGTTGTTGGGGAACAGGCATTGCTTGTACTGTAAATACAGTGCCGGTATATTTTGATATCAAAGAATTATCTATAGGTGTAGCAGGCGATGTTCCTATCCATCCTGCAATCGCTGTTGCTGTATTCGCAGAACTAAATACAAAAAAGTTTCCAAAAACATCCCAATCACCTGCTGTCAAAGCAATAGATGTAATATCATAGGAAGTTCCACTAGTAGTTAAAGTAATAGCGCTTGCAAAAAGAACCTGACTTGATATTACTTCTCCAACATACCCAGAAGGTGCATTTCCACCTGCGTTTGTTCCTTGTAATTGAACTCCTCCGCTCCCTTTTCCTGAAATAGACATAATAATGTTGGTATCAGAACCAGCAGCTTCAATTTGTACAGGGTTTCCAGTCGAATTATTTATGACATGCAAATAATTAACAGCATTTAGAGTTGGAACTGGAACAATAAAAGGGTTGTTATTTGTGTCATATAATCCAGTAAGGATTATTGGAGAATTAATAATGGCACCAGTTTGTAAAACTGGAGGTCCGTTACCTGTTGCTGCAACCCAAGAGGGAACACCCGAATTATTTGTAAAAAACCCTGCATTATTAGCAGTTGTCGTTAATCCAGTACCCCCGTTGGAAACTGATACTGGGGCTACCAATGAGATGGTGCCTGTTGAAGTAATTGGTCCGCCCGTCAGTCCATTACCTGTTGCAACACTTGTTACAGAGCCTGTTCCATTTCCAATGGATACCCAAATAGTACCATTCCAGTATTCATATACGGTAAATGTGGAATTAAAGCCAATTATTCCATTTTGAGGAGGAGACGGTCGTCCTGATGTAGTCCATGTGACAATATCAGGCATCTGAAAATTTACACCATTTCCAAATCCAACTACGCTATTCATTTTTGTTAAATCTGCCGTGGCAAATTGTGAAAACTTAATTACATTAACTGTCATGATATTGGACTCCCTGTCCTAATGTTCCTTGTTGTTCCTTAATATCTCCCTATTTTGGACTTGGTAATTGTAATAATGATAGTCCCATATTAGTCACAATCGAATCACTAATAAAACTTAATATATCTCCGCCCCTTACATATCGTATGTACTTATAATTATTAATCCGCTCAACTCTATTTGCGGAATTCACAGTGTGCGCACTTGGGACTGTTGGAGTGATATTATATCCCACCCAAATATTTGCATCCTGCGGTATTGAAAACTCGCAACGATATTGATTATTTTCGGGGCCTGGAACCGTAAATGTTGAAATTGTAGTTGCAGCTAATGCTATTTGTGCTGTTTCATCGGAAAAAGGAAAGCAGTTATCGAAATTCATATTATATTTTGTCATTTTAAGCTACTCCAAGTCGCGAATCGGCGACATAATGATAGTGAATTAAACCTTGATAAGAATAAGGACTGATAGAATATAAAGTAGACGCAAAACTAAATAATAAAAATGTACTGGTTGGCGCTAAAATTACACTTTCCCTTGATTGTCCAACCAAACCATAGTGAGATATTGGCTCAACTCCTGGGTTTCCAGTAGGTTGACTATCTGGAGAAAAATAAGTTGTTCCTAAAATCATTCCTACTTGAATATTATTTATTAACCCTGCTGGTGTCCAAAAAGTTAGCTGAGGTACTACTCTCTTTGTTTGAAGATAAGTAAATCCCCAAGTTTGTGAAAACATCTGATAAAAAGTTCCGGTAGAATTACCAGAGTTTAAAAAGGTATGGCATCTCAATCCTAAATTACTAACTGATCCAGCTACCACATTTGTAGCATAACTTTTTTCATAATATGCCTGGCATTCTCTTAATACTTGATCAGGTGTTTGAGGTGCGGGACGGCTTGGTATATCGCCCGCGCACATACTGATTGAATCTAATATTAATGAGTTTGTACTTGTTATTGGTGCAGTTCCAATAACAATAGCCACAAAAGATATTGTCTCATCTGTCGTTATGTTATTTAAATTCCATCCATTAAAAGAGTAATCTTCAAAATTTTGAGAAGACACAATATTTGTATAAGCATTTTGCAAGTTATCTCGCTTAATTTCTACCCATGTCCCATTAAATGTTGCGGGCTTTCCGTTAGCATCTAATGTTGCAACTAAAGAATTATTTGTTCCAACTGTAGGGTTGATGTTAGGTAATAATCCAGTTGTATACCATAAAGATACAGTTACACCTGTGCTAGCAGCTGTATTTATAGCTGCTATATTCACAGAAATTCGTTGGTTTGCTATCTTCATAGCTTGTTTGAAATCAAGATATTGAATGACTGCAAACTGTCCTGTACTTGCTGCTACTACCTGCATAGCACCACTAGCGAATCGATTAACTGTTACGCCACTATTGACACTTTGAAATATAATTGTTTGATCCCACGCATAAAATGATTTGTTAGCGCCTATTGCTTGCGCTCCAACGGTTGATCCATTTATTTGTGCAGGATTTAAAGAGAAATCCCATCCAGTGAGATAACTTGGGATCTGACGATAAAATAATTGTGGTTGATAATAATTAAATAAATGATCAATTTGTCTTTCAATTGTTTCCTCAGGTACTTGTGCGAAGTCTATTGGTAGTTGTTGTATCTGACCCATAACTTGAACATTGCTTAAATCAACGCTGCCATTGCTCGGTAGAACAATCTGCATATCAACATAGGCTGCGTTGTTTAGAGTTGTGTTTGTTGAGGTAGGTAATGCTATTACACCCTGTATAATTGAAAAAGGACCTACATTTAGATTTTGATTTGTAATCTGAATTGGTGTTCCTGGGCTATTAGGGTTATAGACTAATGTGATTGGATTAGCGACAGAATTAGAAGATCTAGCGAGAACAGACATAGAAACGAAAGTATTCGCCCAAATATCACCATTTCCGCTAAAGCGTTGATAAAGAATCGCAGACGTCCAACCAGTTGTTACGATACGTAACGCATATGGCGGTGTAGGGCTATTCGCTAAATTTTGATCGCCGCTCAATATCAACTGCGTTATTGTGCATGTGCCGCTTCCTGTTAAAGTTAAAAACCAATCTGGCGCAATCTCATACGTCCCTGATGTATTGAGTACTAATGAAGGAGTAGACGCTCCACCTGGTATCAATCCGAAATTAACTTGTGAGAACTGAGGATTCGATATCTGATTTTCTTGATCGCCAACAGAATTAGGATTAACCGACCCTCCATCGCCAGGCACGAAATCATTTATTTCATAAATAAGTGGATCTGATTGTAATGGCCCTTTCCTGACTTCAAGACGATAAACCAAGTTAGGGTCAAAATAGATATTATCTGGAAGTGTTCCATTAGCTAGAAACTGAACGGGATCTGTCCATGGTATTAATCCTTGATTGTCTCTAAAAACAAATTGTGGCAAATAAGGTAAAGTATTAGTTAAATAAGAAATATAATACGTGTCATCTAAAATTTTACCGGTTAGATCGACCATCAACCAAATTGGGTTTGCTGAGCGTACGAATGACATTATTCTTCACCCTTATATTGATTTAATTCCATTTCCATCGGTTCACGGTTTTGATTTCCTACCGATTGCGAAACGCCTTTACTCAGTGTTAATCCAAGTGCTACAGCTTTTAACTGCTTGTCAGAAATTTTGTTAATTTCTTCAAGTTGTTTTCCCCAGTCTTTGCTTGTAATAAATTCAATGGCAGCCTTATCATTTTTACCAGAAGTGAAAGCATGCTTGAAAATATTCTTTAAAAAATCACCTTCATTACGCTCCATATTCATGCCGCGTTCTTCTGTACCCTTTGCAGTTTTAATCGTTGGAGGGCCCATTAGATCATTAAAGATTAATCGCATCGCTTTAAGATTCTCCACCGCTTCGGGTGCATTTTTAAGATGGCTTACGACTTCATCAAATTTCTTTTGTGATGCAAGTGCACGATAGAAGTTGGTGCCATTTATTTCTTTTTGATCAAATACTTTTTCAAATCCTTCTCGTACTTTTTTACGTTCATAAAGCCCGCGAGCTTCTTTATATTCTGGAAATGCTTTATCCATCCTATCCCGCAGATCGCGTCTTGTATTCGATATGATACGTGCTTCATTTGTACCTTTTTTGGCATTAATAACCATATCATCCAAAGCACGCTTAACATGATCCCAATAAACAAGGCTTGTTGATTGAGGATCAAATTGACCTTCTTTAAGTTTTGCATTCTTAGGAAGTAACGCTTTTAAGCTTTCTTTGTAAGCAGGTGTTGTTTCAACCATATTTTTAGCTGCATTAATTATTTCGTTATCCTTAAAATGCAAAGGAATTTCAGGCGGCAAATTAACTTGATTAAGTGCTTCATATCCTTCATCAATCTTTTTATCCATTGTTTTGGGGGAATAAATCATTTCCAAAGTATGCTCTATAGCATTCCGCTCACTTTCACGTCTTTTTATACCTTTTTCATAAAGCATTTTCCCACCTTCTGGTGTACGTCCTAAGGACCCCTGTGTTTTTGCAGCCCATGGACTTACACCGGCTTCAGCAGGTGTTAAATAATCTAAATTTAATTTATTAGCAGCTTCAATACGCGGATTAGCTATATCAGGGCTTACTCCCTCAACTAATTCCTGTTTCATTTCTTTATTAGTTTTAAATCCTCTTCCACCCAATACGCCTCCTAGCAATGATGCGACATCAGATCCCACCTCGCCAAAACCAGAGGATTTCGCCGCATGCCTCCCTAATAAAGCACCTCCTCCTGCGGCTAATGCTCGTGCAATATTACGAGCAATCGGATTTTTTCCTTTCATAATCTCGCTCAAAATGCTAAACGTTCCCATTGTTCCCGCCGCTTGCGCACCTGATTTAAGCTGATCATGCGGTGCTTGTGCAGCCGAAAATAACCCTTGTGGGATAGCATCTGAAATAGCCTTTGATAAATATTTACCAACTTTTGGAACCGATTCAATCACTTTTCCAGAACGACCAATATTTGCTCCAGGAAGTGCAAAAGCAGGCGCTATTTGAAATAAAGACTGAATTAAATTATCTGCCGAATCAGGATTTTCAACATTTAATGCTTTGTTAAAGTCAAACTTAGAAGGGGAAAACTCAGGAATATGCCCATGAGATGCTTTATGAGGTAGATTGGCAAATTCACGACCCATATTTAAAACACCAATTGCAGGGTCTTTGATCCCGTATCTCATAACCTTTTGCAATAGATTTTCGCTATCTTCATTATTTTCTGGTTTCCTTCGTCTGGCTAATTCTCGCTTAGCTAGTTCAGATCGTGCTTGTTCAGGTGTCATAGCCATTAGCCACCTTCCGCAATCTTATTTAATTCTTCGTCTGACATACTTGAAAAATCTTCTACTTGCGAACTATTTACCTTATGCGATTTCAAAACATTTACAGATCGTGTGCGCCTAGCAATCAAATCTTTTTTCAAATCCCGTAGTCGAGCCTTATAATCATGCACAGTTTCTCCGGCGTGTCTCCTAATTTGCTGTTCTACTAGCTTAATAGACTCTTGCACTTTTGGTAAATTTTGTGCAGCAACAAGAGTGTCAATAACGGCCCCCGTTTTAGCAGAGTATCTGGCGTTATTTCCAGGACTAAAACTCATGATTCCAGGTAAATTTTTGTCATTTATGAGCTCATCGAGAATGGGCAAAGAAGAATCAACACCCTGGATAGCCTGCTGATTTTGTGTTAAAACGGCAGTCGTAGGAACATCTCCGCCTTTCCCTTGATTCTTAATATTCTGTTTTTTAGTGAATAAATCAAGATCAGCTTGTCGTTTTTCATTTGGCGTTTCAGGAGGTGGTAAAAGAGGATCATATCCAAACTTATGCTTAAAGAATCCTCTTAAAAGTGGATTCTTCTTTAAAGCTTCAATAGTGGGATTAGTGGAATTAGCAGAAGTACCTTGATTTCCTCCAGTTATCATATCTTGAAGCGCTTTAAATTTATTGTATTCATACGCAGGATCATTTTCGTGAGCCATCTTTTGGGCATCATGGGCCATTTGCTGTTGAAGTTGACTACCATGGATTTTATTAAAATCCGTTTGAGATTGCTTATAATTGATATCATACGGCTGCATTTCTTGAGCGCGAGAACTCTCTTCTAATGCTCTTTTGTTTTTAGCTAAAGCATCAAACATCTTTTGAGAACTCGCCATACCTTCCATGAAGGCATCGATTCCACTTTTGGGCATTGGTATAGGTTCAAAAATTGCAGCCATAAAAAAATCCTTTTAAATATTAAGCTTCCTTCTGATCGGCAGCTTTTGCGGCAGCTTTTGCGGCACCGCTTACTCCGCCAGTCGCATAATTAACCCCAGCATCTATCGCATGACCTGCTGATTTTCCGAACATATCCCCAGGTGCATTTGTCTGACCATACATCATCTGTGCCATGTTTTGGCCCATATCCATCGCACGACCGCCTTGATTCATAGCATTACCGCTCATGGCACCAGCGGCATTTGCACCTGTTCCATAAATATTTTGACCAATACCAATAGACTGCAAATATTTATTCATGAGGTCATTCATATAATTTTGTCTGTCACCTTGCATAATATTCGCTGATGATTGCTGAATATTATTTAATGCACTACTGCTTCCCATCAAACCCATAGCACTAGCTGCATCTAAACCGCCAGATTGGGCTTGCTGTTGTAATTGTTTCGCATAAGGTGATGTTTCATAACCAGCAGCCCACTTATTCTGAAGTGCGGCTGGATCATTCAAAGCATTAGCTTGATCCATTAATCTCTGATATTGAGATTGACCTTGTTGGTTATAGGGCTGCAAATAACCTTGACCTTGGTTATAGAATTGATTGGATTTATCCCAATACTTATTAAGTTGTTGACCAGCTTTTTTGTATCCTTCCTCTGGATGAAAAAAGCTGCTTATCATGTTTGCCATACTATAGGCCTCCTGCCGTAAGACGTGCATCTATTAATGCTAAAGCATCTTCAATTTGTTGGACAGTACTATTAAAAGTATCGACCAGATTAGAAATCCATAGACCATCAATTTGGGCATAATTATCTTTATCTTCAAGAACTGGGTCTTGTCTAGGCAGCACCACCACTGGCATTCCTCACATCCATTGATGCGCCCAAAATCACTATTGGAGACGGACTGACGCATATAAGTTTATAAACGCGGTTACGGGATGGGCCCAATTGATACCATCTCATACGCCACTGAAATTGACCTACTTGACTAAACTCCCTAACATCTGCGGATAAAAATGAAATTCCGCCATCATCTGAAAAATAGAGCTCAATATGAGGTTTAAACCAATTGTTGTAAGTAGGGGAATTTATTGTTGGGAAATTTCCCTGTTCCGCTATTAAATAGACTGGCTCATTATTTATGCCTTGTTCGTCTATTACATAAACTGGGTTTCCATCTGCACCTTTTTGCTCATCAATAATAAACTGAGCATTTTCAAAAGCACCACTTGAATTTGTAAAAGTTCGATCTCCAAATACAAAATCTATTTCTACATAATCTGTAATGAATTCTGCATAGAATCCAGGAGGGTTCAGACCTTCGATTAGTCCAGCAACAATAATTGGAGTGATTCGCTCATATCTAAAAGGTTCTTGGAGGTAGGCATCTGCGGCTTGGGGATTTGTTTCAAGTGGATTAGTAATTTCGTTCGTGTAAAAATTACCTGCCATTTCATAAACTGTGTTATCGCCTTCGACGGTCACTAAATGCCTATTGGCAAAAAATACATGATCCTGATTACGATTCCGCTCACCATTTAGCTCGATACAACGATGCCAAGTTTGAGTGTCAAAGTTAAATTCAATACTATTCGACGTACTAACTTGGTCTAGAAGCTGAGTCCCTGAATAAACGCCGGCAGATATTCTATAGAAAATAGTATTCTCATAATCATATAAAAATCCATCCGATAAAAAAGTCATGAAGGGGTTCAGTTGATTGACGTTAGCTATTCTTTGAAGCAAAACATCAATTGCCTTCGATGATATAGGAACTGGCTTCTGCCCCGTTGACATCATAATTTGTATAAGGCCATTACGGTTTTTGGCCAGCCATACAATCATTCCGAAATCGACATCCAATGAATTTGGATCAGACAACCCATAATCCCAATCATACGTGCTGTTCTTTTTCCAGGGAAAAGTAGTAACGACGCCTGTTTGTGGATTAACAAATTGGCTTACGATATTAGACCAAACACCTGTCGTAAAATCAGTGAATATGTACAAAGTATTTTGAAGTACAGCCATTTGCCTAATAACATTAGTTTCTTGTGCAAAAACTTGAGCACCTGATACTGTAAAACAAGTAGAAGCACTGAAACTTGCTCCTCCTAGATTAATAACAGATAAAACAAAAGTTGAACTTCCGGCACCCGATGCAACTATCCTGTTACCAAATGCAGCTAGAAATAATGGATTCACAGGAGCGCTCGGATCTGTAACTATACTTAATAATTCTGTGTCTTCATTGTATACATACATCTTTTGACCATCTGCAAAGCAAGCAAATGTCGTATTGCCCGCAATTGCAGGATCTCCCGCAACTAGAAATGCAAAAAAAATATTTCCATTTAGCGTTACTAGCTTTATTGTTGAAGTCACTTCAACCTGATTAAAAAACTGATCTGTTCTGAAAATCTGATCGCCAACGATTGCATACCAATAATCGTTGGACTTATAAATAGCCCGAGGTTCTTGACTAAAGATAAGCCTATTCTGGCCTAAAAATGAAATATGCTGTCTTCCCATCGTGGGATACATCGCAATTTTCTTTTTTCCAATATCATCAGGAACCATGTACCAATTTGCAGTATCGGATGGATCAAACTGCCTAAAACGCTGGCGGTTGTAGTAGCCTACTATTGGCATGTCAGTAACCATATTAATTCCAAATCCTTTTGGATATAACAGCCACTACGGTTCCATGACTAACTTTATATTTAACTTTTAGTTCATGAAAAGTCATTTTAAGGTTATATCTATCATTACGCATATTTTCGGCCAATTCCATTGTTAATACATTCCTACTTGTATTTCTAGCCTGCGTTTCAGCAGTAGCCCATCTACAATTATCCGGCGAATACCCTTTATTAAAGTCAATTCGATCAATAGAGAGCTTATCTGTGTAGCCATTCTCTAATGCCCACTTACAGAACACTTCGGGATTTCCTTTCCATTCATCACATACTACAATTCCTCTTTTACCGTAATTGTAATAATCCTTATTGTTCTTTCTATAGCATCGGCCAATCATATGTTGGTAAGCACCCATTAATCTTTTATGACTTTTAGCGTATTTACAAACTTTATGACCATGTCTGCTGCTCATACACCCGCAATGTTTTCGGTTTTTCAACTTATTTGGATCAACTTCATATTCTTTTTTACATTCTTTACATATGCAAATGGCTCTCCGACTTCCATTTACATAACCTAAATCCTTTATTATCTTAAATCCATTTATCTCGCTTTCTAAAACTTTAGCTTTTCGTATTGGCAAACAACCACAGCTTTTTATTTTATTTATGTGATACACGCTTGTCTTAAACTCTTTATTACATGCCTTACATATTACTAAAGCGTATCTAATCCCGTTTTCTTCAAAACCTAAGTCTTCTAATATTTTAAAACCGTTTTTTATATCTGGTAATGGTCTAGTTACTGGCATATTAACCTCTTGTAAGTAAGAAGAAGTTAGTATACTATTAATAGGTGGCATTAACCATACAGATTTCCCTTAGACGCCGGCTTTCACCCTCCATGAGCCATTCAAGTAGCTATCGTGGTCTGACTGAATTGCAAGATT